TTATTTCCAAATCCAGAGCTGTCCTTAACTCCAAAGAGCATAGGGCTAGTAACTCTGTGCCCTATCATAATTTTTTTGGTTACCTCTTCGCTCAAAAACTGATATTGCTTATCAGCATCACTTAAAGGAAATGGAGTCATGTCTGGCGCTCTGTCCTTTCCATCACTAAATGTCATAACAAACTTACCAGCGTTTCCCGTACCACTTAGTTCCTTCTTAATAGTCTGCTTAATCTGGTTTCTCTTTTCTATACCAGGTACTCCATTGTTAAAATTGATTAAGAAACTTGGAGCTAGTCCATTCTTAATATTGTTTAGGTGATAGATAGCTATTTCTTTATCAAGCTCTATGTAGTTAACTGCTCCTAGATAGTCTGGCTTAGGATAGGTCTTATCTCCTACTGAATATCCTCTTACAGCAAAGAGCTGATTAGGATAAAGCATTTTATTCTCTGGATTAAAAGCTGCTATCTCTATAGGAGTATTCTCTTTCTTTCTATAATTAGCCCAATCCTCAGAATAAAAGAAACTATCTGTAACTCCATCCTCATTATTCTCTCCAGCTCTTACCTTTTGGAATGGTACGTGATAAATCTCTGTAAAAGTACTTCTGTCTACACTATAGATTACGTTCAAATAGAAGCCATTAAAGACCTTTAAATCTTTTATGCACTTCTTTATCTCATCTTCGTCTAAAGTATCTAAAAACATACCTAAACGCAGCCATTGGTCTGGTTTCTCCTCCTTATCTGTAGCAGTTAATCCCTCTCCGTAAATCATATCAGAAATACCATTAATAAGAGCTGAATGTACAGCACTATTTCTAGCTAGTCCGATTAAGAAATCTGGATAAAGATTATCCTCTCCATAGTTTACCCATCCGCCTCTACTACTAGACTCTGTAAAGTCCGTATCATAATGAGATGATAAACCTATTCCATGCACCGCTGAGTTTTCAGTAGGTTTAGGAATTGTCTTGCTGTTTATTGGTCTTCTTTTAGCCATTGTATGCTACGGAGTTTGGTATGGTTTGGTCATATTCTGTAAAGTAGTCTTGAGCCTCTCCGACTAGTAATAATCCTCTCTCTACAAAGTGAGATGTATCTGGATCAGTTAAAACTAAATTGAGTCTAAGCTCAGTCAAAGCATAACAAAGGTAAGTATAATATCCTCCATTCTTTAACAGCACATCTCCTTTGGATTCTGTCTTGTCCGTGTTTATGCTGAGGTTATAGTATCTATCAGTCGCTACGATAATATCATTAGGACATATCACTCTGTACTCTTTCTGCGTCATTTGGTCAGTAAGAACTAACATAACGCCTAGAGAGCTGCTTTTCTTAGACCAGTTTTTGAACCTCTCATTAACTGTTAAGGTGACTGTCTGATAGCCTGGAGTATTTGGCTGAAGCTGTAGCATTATACCTCCTCAGATTTAGCTTTAGAAGCTTTCTTTTTAACTACCTCTATAAGTTCTGGGCAAAACCTCTGAACTACTTTTAAAGTCGCTTGAGTAGCATTTTTTAAATCTACATCTCTACCATAAATGGTAACATTATCTGCTTTGGCTTTTAACATCTTTAGGTTTTAAAAAAAAAGAGGAGTTAATCAATCTGACCACTCCTCTTTTAAGTTATTAATTAAACTTTGCAATCAAAGCTATTCTATCACTCTTAAATCACTAGTAAGCTGGACTAACTACAGAAGTACCCATATTATCAAAAGGAGTAGTAGTATAACTCTTTAACCTCCTAGCTGGTAATTTCTCAGTCGCTGTGAAAGTTAAAGTGTATCCATTAGCGTCACCTTTTGCCGTTCCAGTAGCTGCTGTACCAGCAGTTAACTCAGCCGAGTCATACTGTCCGACCATCCAGATGTTATCGTTATTATCCAATACAAATAAAGCAAGTCTAGTCTGAGCTACATTTTGAAGAGCTAATCTATCTGCTGCTGTTAACTGCATTAGAGAGATGTTAACCACTTGATTCCAGAATACCGTACCATTCTCAACCGAGCTAGTAATGGTTTCAACAAAGTCACCAGCCGCTTGAGATAGTTCATATCTGAAAAGCTCTATTACTGGAGTTAAATCTGGTAAGGCTGTTATTTCCTCCGTACTAGGTGTGTCAGCGTTAATCTGAATACCAGTGACAAATTTAGAGTGTTCAGCAATAAAAATAGTTTTTATCCCTCCGATTTTATCTTTACATTGAAGCAGTCTACCGCTATTTAATACACAAGGCATATTTTCTAATTTTAATGGTTAATAATTATACTTTAGCGTATGTAACTACGTCAGCTCCTATAGCCACTTGAGTACCTCCCGTAAATCTGTAAACTACTCTTACATTATCTGAACCGTCAAGATTACCCATGTCCAGAACCTTAGCCTCATTTAAATCTCCAAGTAAATTTGTTCCAAAGAATAGGTTTGTATTTAGAGTTAACATACATTTAGTAGCTTCCATTCCATTAGCTACCTCTATCTGGATTCCGTCATAATTTAAAGGCTTAACCCCTACGAATGACTCAAACTGATAGTTAGCTGCTCCTAAAGCGTGAATGTAAGCGCTAGCCGTAGCTGGTGAAACATACAATCTAAGGTCTGGATGAAATAATAACTCCGCTGGTAAAGCCGCTTTCATACTTTCAAAAATGGCAAGTACCTCTCCAGCTACTGATGGTGAAGTCGCACCAGTTACTACTTGACCTCCTGGCATTATAGCTTGTGACTGAACAAATAAACCGTCAAAGTTCTGGTAAGCTCCCGCTGCTCCAGTTTTATTTCCTTGCCAGATGTTATACTCTACATCTTGTCCAATCTTACCAGCTACGTGAAGTAAAAGGTAAGTTTCAAAGTTTGGAGGAATAACTGCATCTACTCTTAAACCTCCCGTTTGCATTGCTTCCCAATCTTCTCTGAATGGCTGCTTACAAAGCTGTAAGTTTACTTGTAGATTCTGAGGCTCTATTACTCTCTCTGCTAAGGTTACAGCAGAACTTCCAACAGTAAAATCACAAGTCTGAGCTGAGATTAAACCGCTTGAGGCTAGAGTCTTTAATACTCCTTTATATTTTACGTTTTCTTTTATCTGTATTAGATTCTCAGAAAGTGTTTTACCACTTAAAAGAGCTGCTGAGATATATGCTTGAGCTAATTCACCAGCATAAGTTGTGGTGATAGTTGGCTGGTCTGCGAAATTATACTTTTTAGACATTTTCTTAGTTATTTGAAGATTTTGAAAAGATAGACATTGCTCTCTCTGCTGCGTTCATCTCAGTCATAGGTTTAGCAAATTCTACTTTTTGCACTTGGTTAATACTTTTTTTGTGAACTGGGTTAGCTGCTGAAAAGTTCTTTAATGATCCAGAAAGCTCTTTAGCTAAGTTTTCCATTTTAGAATCAAAGTCTTTACTTAATTCCTCTAGAACTGCTATAAGCTCTTTTTTAGATACAGAAGCTTCTATTGCTTCCTCTTCAATTACTTCCTCTTCGACAACTACTGCATCTCTGATTTCAGTTACTGTTCCATCTTCGATAACCATAACTCTACCGTCTTCGAGTTCAAACTCTCCAGTAGGTAAAGGCATCTTATCACCTTCCTCAGTTACTACATAGGCTATTACACCTACTGTCCACTCTTCGGCATCTGTGCCTATAAGAGTTCCATCTTTTAAATTGGCTTCCGCCATCAAAGCTATCTCCATTCCGAGAAGAGCTTTAATCTTTCCTAGTTTACTTTTTGACATATTTAAATAAATTAATTAATTACTCAATCTCTTATATAATAGTATAAGAATTTCTGTTTTGTTCCCTATAGACATTTTAAGCCCTCAAAAAACACCTCTGTAACTTACTGACTTTTATAGAATTAGATTATCTCTAAAAATACTATATAGCATACCACAGAGAGTAGATAATGCCTTAAAACGCCTATTAAGCGCCTTAAAACAGTTTCTGAGAAAAACAAGCTTTTACCAGTTTATTATTCTTTAATGATTTTTTTAATCTCCTCACATAGCCTTTCCTCCTCTATAATTTCACTTTGATTATAGGTAAATTTGATAGTCATTTTAGTACCATCCTGGTCTATCTGAGTAGTGTACAAAACTCCGTTATCATGTAGCTCTCTCATCTCCTCCTCACTAAAATTATATTCGTGGTCAAAGTATATTTCCTCATAATGAGTCTTACCGCACATCCACTTTCCATCTTGCATTTGGTGTTCAAAACCATCTGCACACTCAGAGTTCTTTCTCACCGCTCCCATCTTTCTTGGCGCTTTGTCATACTTCTTCTTCTTCTTTCTCTTATTCTTTACATACTCCATTTTATTTACAAAAAAGCCTTCTATACTAAAGCCTTTAGTCTTTCCACTTTTAACTTGTTCCTTCCAAATAGCATCATCATTAACCTTAATAGCCACCATCCAAGAGCCGACTGGTACTTTAAAACCAAAAGCCTCAGATTTGTCTATAGGTG